CATTTGCACCGGAGTTGACAACCACAATTGCCGAGCCAGCTTCAGGCACAGGCAGCACCACACCAGTCGATGCAGCGGTAGTTGTCACACGGTTGATAGTTGCGGAAAGAGCAAGCGCGTTAGCGTTGGTCGTACCTGCGGCAGTGAGCGTGTCGCCCACATCACCGCAGATATTCACAGCAGCCAACGACGACAGGCCCGAACCCATAAGGCGGGAAGGGATTGCCATAATTAGTCCTTACAAAGTATTGAATTCGTGGAGTTCTCGCTTGGCTTTTAGGTAGGCTTGTCCTGCCTCATATGCCGAGTCGAAATAACCCAAATGGATGCGCTTTGTTTCGGACTTGATCCGAGCGCACCACTTTTCCATTTCACAATTCCAAGTAGCACCAAGAACACCGTGCGTGGAAGACTTTGCAGCCTTCTTGATGTTCTGTTGGTTCTGTTGGTTTGTGGCTTCTCGAAGGTTTACAAGACTGTTGTCAGTCCTGAAGCCGTTGATGTGGTCGATAAATGCGCTCGGGAACTTCCCAAATTCATAAAGCCACGCAAGCCTGTGTGCCTTGTAGGTCTTACCGTCAATCTTGATTCTCCAGCCGCCGCCCGCTTCTTTGCCGCCTGCTACGCAGCCAACAGTTAAGCAAGACCTAGGGGGTACTTTCAGCCAACGGAAAACGCCTGTTCCAGCGTCATAAGAAAGCAGCTCTTTTAGCTGCGATTGCGTGAGAGTAGAATTGCTTTCGCTCATCTCGTGTCCTTTACGATTTGGGAAGTGAGGCCCCAAGTGTTAGTAGCACTTGGGGCCTTGCGCATTTTACACGTCTATGCTATCAGACGCTAGCCTTGGCAAAGAAGCCTTGATCACCCGCGACCATAGCCGTTGCGGGCGAGGTGTAGGAGCCACCAGAGGCGGTTGCCAAGAAGGTCGTAGCGCTCACAGAGCAGTCAGCATCCGATGCACCGATAGATGCATTGGCCTGTGCGTACACATAGAGCTTGCCATCCGAACCCCACACCTGCGTACCCAGACGGGCGGCAGGGCGTTGGGCGAAGGAAGCAATGTCAGTTGCGGGGATGGTGCTAACGAGGTCAGCGCCGGTCAGGCTGGTGATAGTAAAAGCCATTTCGTGTTCTCCTTAAGCCTTGAGGACAGCAGAGAACTGCGGGCCGGAAGAAGTCAGATTGCCTGCCCACCCGATCAATTTTACGACTGCATCTTGGTTGATGGATTGACGCTCGCCGCCAATTGGCACCATGTTGCGATCACGGTGTGGGCGCAGGAACAGGTAGTCTGTGTTCAGCATGTACATGCGGTTGGAACCGATAGCACCGCCGATACCGCCATCCAGCACAACGTCCATAGACTTGCCAGCACCAAAGTACTTCAGCGCGGTGAAGCCAGCAGCAGCCTGCTCTTCCGACGCAATACGCTGGATGCTTTGCAGCGATTCCAGATACAGGCGGTAGTAGTTGGTATCGGCCACGCACAGGTCGGCAGCGTCATTGCCACGAACCAGTTGGATGGCAACGCGGTTCATGTACGACTGGATGTTGGCAGAGGTAGCAGCAGCGCCGCCGTCAGTGGCAGACGAGAAGGCCACATTGCGCCAGAATGCCCAGGTGGCACGGTTGATGCCGCCGTAGGTGCCAGAGCTAGGAGCATCAGCGATTGCAGCTTGCAGGCCGGTGATGTTCTTCGAACTGTTGCCAGTGCCGTCGCCGTAGATGCCGGTGGACAGCGTGTTCATCAGTTGCTTTTCAGCGATCTGAATGCGCGATTCCAGCAGGTCGATGATGGCCTCTTTACCGCTGTTCATCAGTTGGTCAAGACCAGAGATGGAAACGGCAGCAGCGTATTGCTTAATATCAAACTGGGCACTTGTAATGGGGCTGTTGGGGGTGATATCAATCACGTCAAATCCGCTATACGAGCCAGCATTGATGGTGTTCGCATCGTTGTACATGATCTCTTGCAAGATCACGTTACCGCCGCTGAAAGGCTTAACGTTGCCCTTCTTTTGGAGGCGATTGAGCAAAGCGTTTTGCTTGGTGACGTTGTCAGCAAGCTTGCCGCTGCGGGATTGAATTGTGCTGGTCACAATATCGGTGAGATTGGGAAACGATGCCATTTAAGGCTCCTTTATCAAGAATTGAATTGCGACTCAAGCAAAGCGCGTAAGTCGGTTGGTGATGCACTGGTAGTGCTGACAGGCGATGACCCCTTGACAGAAACACTGGCGGATTGCGCCCGTTGTCTTTGTGCTGACGCACGCGCCTTCTCTTCTGCTGCACGGGTCTGCTGTTGGAGTAGCCCGCTGCGGAGGTCTGGTCGTGCCCATATCGCCATGTCGTATGCAGTCTCAAGGTCTGGCGCACGTCCGGCTTGTAGAAGCGCGGCCATGTCCTCCCGGACTGATTCGAAATGCTCTTTGCCTTCGGAGAAACTAGCAATGGTGCTGTTGAGCGTTGCCTGTTCTGCCTGTTGGCGTTGTTGCTCTCTCATGCTTTCGGTTTGCTTGAGAGAACGAACCTCGTTTAGCAACTGCTGGTAAGCCGGATCGACTTGCGGCGGTTGCTTGATTTCTTCTAATGACACTCCGTAATCGGAGGCCAGTTGTGCAAAGTACGCGGCCTTTTCATGCGGCGCACTGCTGCGGAGTAATTGGTCTGCCTTGAACAGCGCACCGATGGCAACCTCTGGAGCTACGCCAAGTTGTTGCAGGGTGGACTGATAAGGCGCAATAGCCTGCTCATAGACTTGGGCGCGTTGTGCGTGGCTCTTGTACTGCTCGATTCCACGGTGGAAATCAGCCTCACGGCGCAGCACATCGTCCTGCACATGAGGCGGTAATTTGTCCCACTCTGCCTTTGTCTCATTCTTCCAAGATGACGGCGCACGTTTGGCAGGAACTTCAGGAATCTCTGCCACTTCAGCAGTAATCTCTGCGGCCTCATTAACGGGCGCAGGCTCGTCTTTCTTAGTAAACCTGCCCGATTCATCACGGACACGCTCTGCGCGCTCTGTGGGCGTTTCTACAGCCTCTGTGGATGCCTCCTGAGAGACTTCGTTGGTCGTAGGTTCAGCAGCTTCTGCAAACGCACTTTCAAGTGACGAGCGCAGGTCATCGCCGCCGCTTTGGGTTTCCAAATCGGACATTGATTTCCTTTAGATGTAAAAAAAGCACCTCAGGGGTGCTTGTGTGGTGCTGCGCTTCTCAGCGTTTAGGTGATGTGCAAGAAAAGCAAAGGCCCCGCCGATCTTCTGGACTGGCGGGGCCTGTATGCTGCAATAACATGCTGAGTGGATTAGTTGGCTCTTACAAAAGCAACACGTGAGACATCTACCGTTGCACCTCCCGCTGCGTTAAAGCACATATAAACGCCGCCACGCAAGGTTGTGAGGCCAGTGGCATCTACTGGCAGTGTCACCAGAGGTGTGCGCAAAATCACAGTATAGGAGTCGGAGTTAGAACCGGATACTGTTGGCATGTACAGCGAATCATTTTCAATGGGAGAAGCCATTGCGGAGCCTGTGAAGTCAATCCGAGCCTCAAGGTGACAACCTTTTAACCCTGTTGCACCAGAAACAACGACCTTGGACTCTGCATACCACTGTGTTCCTGCGGGCACGTTCGATATGCTTACGCCTGTTGCAGCGACGTAGCAACGGAATACTTCCCCCGCGCCACCAGACGTAATTACTAACCTCTGCGCGTTGCCCACGCCATCAGAGTCTGGCACTACGCTTGCAACGGCAGTGCCGGAGCCAACCTGCCGATTTACAGCCCATGCCGTGACCTGAGTTCCAGACATCCCAGCTCCAGCAGCAGCCGAGGTGCCAGAAAGAAAAAGACCTTGTGAAGCCGTAAGTAGGTTTTTTGAGCTTGTATCTGACTGAATGCAATCAAGTTGACTAGATACCAGGCTGTCTGCTGCCACAGTCATTGGCATGTAGTTTCTGACTGCAAGATACAGTTGTTTGCCAAGCGCGTATGCACCAAGCGCGTTCGGGTGCAGTCCATCCGACAACTTGCTCGCATCAGCAACACCAGCTGCACTCGATTGATCGACCATCGCAGCCATTGAGTCAACGTAAATCAGATTCCCATTTGCAGCACAAAGAGCCTTGAGGCGTCTATTTACGCGAGTACACAAAGACAACTGCGCCGCGCTCCAGCTTTGCGACAACCCAGCGGGGTACATGCCCATAACGATTACCACGGCATTTGTAGCCAACATCAGCCGCCACATAGCAAGTCGGTTCGCAACAATCGAATTTTCGGCCAGGGTTGCGTTGCCGCCATAAATTCCGTTGAGCTGGGCCACATCGTTTGTTCCAGACATTTCAACAAACCAGCCAGCGCCCAAGTTACATAACGCCGGGACTCGCGCCAAGATGCTGTCTGTACGCTGACCGGAAACGCCACCATAGTAAACGACATTGAATGCCTGATACAGAAGAGCATTTGCCCATGTGAAATAGCCGTACCCGATGTAACTTTTATTGTTTACGGAAGAAGAGTAAGGGGGTGGGTATGGCGTGTCTTCTATCTGATAGTTATAGGCCGTGATTGAATCCCCGACCAAAACCACGTCTCTATTGATCTTTGAAATATCAAATGCAGCCCCCGCAGGCGTGCGCAGGGCGGTGCCGGTGCTATCTGTCCACTCAACAGGCGGCAGGCTCTCCACATCAGCCTTTGGGTGGCCAATGCCTTGCGTGTAATGCTGAATTCCGGTGATATCTACTTGTGCCATTTCGTTACCTGTTGAAGTGTCTTGCCAACTCGCGCTTTACTTCTGCCGAGTCGTACCGTGGTTGTTCTGGTGCTTTGATCTTCTCGTTGCCAAGTTCAATCAAGCGGTGTTCTTTAAGGTGCCTTCTGTGGGCAGAGCGTGAGCTAATCCACTCGCCTGTTTGCATTGACTTGTATCCTGCAATGTCAGGCATGACCTGGTGGCTCTGGAATGCACCCCTGTCCATCTCTTGCTTGAGCGCCCACACCTTTTCACCTTCGTCGCCGGAAAGCTTCCAGAGTTCGAAGAATTGTTCTTTGTCGGTCATGTTGTTCAAAGTAAAAGCAAAAGCTCTTCATCTTCCTGCTCGATAAGGCGCTCACGGTGCGCAATCAGCATATCGATGATGCGCAGGCGCTCTGAGTTGTTTGGTTCTGCTGCCTTGTGGACAGCAGTGAAGGATTTAGGCCGCACTGGCGTTACATCAATCGCCTCTAGCCGCTCCTCTATTTCTTCGATCTGCTCTTCAATCTCTTCGATCCGAGCAAACTGGTTTTCGCGCTCTTTAGCCTTCTTCCATTGCTTAGCCCAAAAGCCGTCATGCGTGTCCTGCTCGTCTGGCTCTGGAGGTACGTATCCGCCGTCTAGCAGCTTGAAAAGCAGTAGCAACACTAGATGTAGCTCAGGTTTACCTTGACTTGGCTCAGAGCCACGGCAGTCGTGTCGGTGTCAGCGGCCAGAGTGGTGATCGAGTAGCAGATGCCAGTCGAGTACCGCATGCCCTGAGTGCCCCAATTGAGCGACACAACGCCACCAGCAGGGATTGGTACAGTCAAAGCCACAGCAGTAGTGCCAACCGTGACAGTTGCCGAGTTGTGCAGCTTCACAAATGCTGCCGCTGCTCCAGTGTTGGAGACTGTCAGGCCGTAGATCGTTCCGGCAGCCGCTTTAGCCACCGTGCCGTTGGTCGTTGCCGCGCTAGACAGGATGGCATTTGTCGTTGTCGGAGTAACACCCACAACAGTCCCACCTGTAACGGTCACCGTGCCAGATACAGGCTGAGTGCCGCTGATCTGTGCGCCGGGGATTGGCTCTGTTGCGTAGGTGCCTGGGATCATCGTCCAGACCTGTGTGCCAGAAGTCCAGGCAGTAGCGCGGATTCGGAACCACTTCAATGCGTTAACCGACAGTTCCCAAGCGTAAGCAGGAGCAGCGCCTAGGACGCCCGTGGTCGTTTCAATGGTGTTGGCACTAGACCTGATGGCTTGTACTGAGAACCAATTGCCGTCTGTGCCGTTTGTAGAATTCAACGAACCCTCAAACGTGCAGTTTGCACCAGCGAATGTGCCGGTGCAGTGAATCATCAGGTTAGAGAAACGCTCGGTGTTGACCGGAACGGTGCTTGTGGCGCTTGTCACGTTACCCACTGTCGCTGTGTAGCTGGCAGGCTTAGACGCAACCTTCAAGCGGCCCTCCTCATCCATGTTTAGCGTGTTTAGATCGCCATCAGCCACCGAGGTGCTGTCTGAATCACGCCTTTTAGCCAGCATTACTTGACCAGCAGAGCCATCAACAAACGGGGCATTCTGTAGCCCGATGGTTCCGTTTAACGTGGTCAGAAGTGTTTGCAGAGCTGCAATGGTCGCCTCTGTTGCAGCCCCCGTAGGAAGGGGCAAGGAGGCGGCAGAAATGGGCAAGGAGCCGACTACAGGCGTAGTCTGACCATCACTACCCAAATCCAATTTGACGCGCTGGTACTGAACTCCACCAACGTCATCAGTTGCGACAACTGCGCCGCCAACGCCAGGGTTTAGGGTTACATCGTCAGCCATTAGACCTCCACCGCGCCAACTGCACGACCATCAGGGCCACGCTGCAACACACGGTTGCGAGGCTTTGACACTTGCTCAATGATTTGAGCGTGCGACTGTTGTTGTAGACCCATCAAATTGGCCATGTTCTGATTGATTGCGTCCACCAGCCCGGCCAGTGCGCTTGTCGGTTGTTCGTCGCCTTCTTCGCCAACCTCTGTCAGCCCTTCGGACTCTTTCGATGCATTGGCGCTGATAGACGCTTGTTTAAGGCTTGTCTTTGCCTGAATCTCGGCCACTGTCACCTTTGTGGATGCCTCAAGCTCTGCCTTCCAGCGTTCAAACTCGATCTTTTGAGCTTCAATCTGTGCGGACTGCTCAGCCTTCATTGATTCCAACTGCATGGACATTTGGGCTTTTGCCTGCTCTGCTTGCATATCTGCTTGCAGCTTCATTTGTTCGGCTTGTTGTCCGGCCTGCATCTTGGCCTGCTCCAACTGCATGCGGCCCTGCTCTGCCTGTTGCGAGGCTTGAAGCTTCAGCATTTCAGGGTCAGGCTTTTGCTGTTGCGGCTGCTTGGCCTTCTCCTGCGCCATCTTTATGAATTGCTCAAGACTCGCCTCCATGCTCTTGCCAGCCTTGAACGAGCGAACGCCAAACATCAGCATTTCACCCATCAGCGGGGCCATCTCTGGAGGGGCTTGGACAGCTTCACGGATGAACGCACCCGCAGCTTGCAGGAACTCCATGCGATCAGACTTCTCTTGCGCCTCGTCAAGCTCCACCAAGCTATCCGTTTCCACCTCAATGCGAAAAGCGCGCAGTGTGTCGTTTTGGAGCAGTTGCAGGGCTTGCGGCAGGTGCTGCGCATCCTCTGTCTGATCCATGCCAGAGATTGCCACCAGCGACTCAGGCCGGTAGAAAGCGCACATGATCTGCGCCTTGATCTTCAGAATGTCCGATGCGAACCTGGCCACATCGCTCTGCATTTCCTTCAGGCGAAGGGATGCGTATTGGCTCTTGATCTGTTGGGCAGTGGCAGTCTCAGAGGCTACTGATGCACCCCGGATAATGTCCGACAGGCCGGTTACCTCATAGATCACTTGCTTGGCTGCTTCACGGGCTGCGTAAAGCTGTTGCAAGGCGTTTACAACCATGTCAAGCGGCAGGAACTCCACAGAGCCTTTAAGGCCACCACGTTCAGCAAAAGCAGCCCACGTATCGACAGGGATCAGCGTGTTATCAACGCCTTCGGACAGCATGCGTTGAACACCAGATGCAGACGAGTCGTACACGCCCACAACCTTGACAGCTTCAACCAGTTTTCCAATGCGCTCTGTCAACGTGTCAATCTCTGCGGCCTGATCCTGATACATGACGTAATCAGCAACCGGAACCAAAGAGTCAGTTGTCAGCGTGGCGAATAGCGGTTTCGGGCAAGGGAAAAATTCATCCAACTCCAGCGGGTCTTGGCGCTCGTCAAGCACATGCTCACAACCCGTAGCCACCCAATACACAGTCTTGGTCGTCTTGTCCCAAATCTCCCACACCACAGCCTTTTTCATCTGCTCGGTGTTCACGCCTTCAGCTTTGAGCTTGTCAACGCCTACAGGCACATGAGACAGTGGGATGCTCTTGAAGTCCTCTCCAAAGCGCTTTACGCCCTCTTCCTTTGCCATGTACACACGACGAGCCACCCAAGTGACTTCTTCCCATGTGCGGGCCGGGCTGTGACGGAAGTCTTGCCAGTAGATGTAATCAACCGGGCTAGTCTCAAGCTGCGCCGTGTTAGCCATCTCAGGCTCAACGTCATCAGTGATCTGCGATTCGCCCACATCTTCAGGCATGCCAGGCTTGTATGCTGGCTCAAAGCGTACCCAAGCAACACCACGGCCAGGCAACAAGCGGTCAAGCACTGAATTGCGCAGGCCACTGTCAAAGTCGCTGTATTGGTCAATCTCGTATTGCAATGCGCGCTCAAGCAACTGAGATGCGCAGCGGCCTACAGGGTCAGCATCCTTGTGGCGACGTTGGCATTCTGCTTTGGGCTTCTTGGCGTACACAGCGGGCAGCAACGTGCGGATGTTCGACCACAAGATGTTGTACTTGCGGCCACCACCAGACATTTCCGATCGGTCATCACGGTAGCGCTTGACAATCTTTTCACCGCGCTCCTGCCACTTAGCCATCTCCTTCTTGGACAACTCCAGCGCGTTGAACCAGTCTTGCGACGACTTGCGCTCGACTGGCTTTTCCTCGTTGCTCATCAGGCGACAAACACCGTGAACGTGCCAACACCGCCAATGGTGATGTAGCAGCCGGTAGCGAACGCAGCAGGAATGGTCAGGTACGTGCCAGCAGTCAGGGCTACAGTCGTATCAACAATAACAGTGCCGGTAGCTGTCAGGCTATCCCAGACCTTGATTGTCAAAGCTGTGGATGTGCCAACCAAGATGCCAGCCATCATGCCGGCGCCGCTTGCCACCAATCCTGATGCGCTTAAGGGCTTGGCTGTGTAGCCTACGTTTGCAATGCCTGCCATGTCATATCCTTTTGTTGCGGCCTGGCGTCATTTGCCAAAGCTCGTCAAGTGTTGTTGTC